AGTTGGTTAAGATCGAGATCTTCTCTTTGAGGCCTACTGCGTACGTGGTGGTCTCTTCGCGACCTGACGGTACTGTTGACCTATCATTTTCGAATATGGCGCGGAGTTCTCTCGCATTGGGGCACCAGATGGTGATTGTTGGCTCAGCGCTTGCTTGGATTATGAGGCTGGTTATTGCTGCTGTCGACGCTACGGGAGGGTAGGCTATGTTCGGTGCCATCGTGTCCCTCTTCTTCCTCGCTGTCAGATTCAGAATCATCTTCTTCGATGGCCTCCGGCTCGTCCTTCTTCCATAGGACTTTCTGCGGATGCTTGAACGCTTCCTCACGCCTGAGATTCGGCGGCGGGATGTTCTCTTTGTTCTCCTGTATCCACTTCTTCTGTAACTTCGTGTGCGCATCGTTGCTTAGTGGGAAACACGGATGTGTTCTGACTGAATGTAAAACCTTGCAGTCTTTGTGGTGGTGTGGATACCCTGTGGGGTTACGAGCTTGGCTCATTTGCTTTGGACGAGTGGGAAGTGAACACGGATATGCTCCGTCTTGCAAACAATACTTGGTGTCTTGGTCTCCGTGACGTCTGCAAATTAAGCAGGGATCTTGACGAAATTGCGGTGTCCAGATTGCGTCTCCTAAAGGCATGGTTGATTTGGGGGGGAAGGTAGGTGAGGAACGGGCTATATATACCTGAGAGGTGTCCCCGTCCCTGGGCTATAACATTAGTTTGCCCAGGGACTTTTTCTCATGCCTCCATCATTTGAAATTCATTGTCGTTATGTTTTGCTCACCTACCCCCAATGCGGTGAATTCTCACCTGAACGACTTGGAGAACACATCGACAAGACTTTCGGGAAATGTGTCATTGGAAGAGAGAATCACGCTGATGGAGGAATTCATCTGCATTGCTTCGTTGATTTTGGAAGGAAGAGAAGGATCCGAAACGCTAGAGCTTTCGATGTCGAAGGTCACCACCCCAATGTTAGTCCTTCTAAAGGGACACCAGAAAAGGGTTGGGACTATGCGACAAAGGATGGTGACACAGTTTGGGCCACACTGGATCGACCTGGGGAGGGCGGAAGTGGCCGTGTTTCAAATGTGGAAAAATGGTCTGTCATCACGGGTGCAAGCGATCGTGAATCGTTTTGGCGTCTGGTACACGAATTGGATCCGAAAAGTGCAGCTTGTAATTTTCGCCAACTCCAAGCATATTGTGACTTCAAGTATGCTCCTCCTGAACGAGAGTACAAGACACCTGTCGGAATTAGCTTCTTCGGAGGAGAGCTTGATGGACGAGATGAATGGGTATTGCAATCTGGCATTGGACTGGGAGAGTCACCAGTAGGTTAGTTGTTCCAATGGGCGGGGCGTTCCAAAACTCTGTTTGCTTTTTGTGGGCAGGGTACGCGTCGCTTCCGCCCTCCCCCCGCTCGTCCCTCGCTCCTGGGGGGGTCCCCGTGCTAGCTTTATGCTAATCTTCGCTAGGTAGACCTCAGTCCCTCGTCCTCTATGGAGAGTCAAGACTGGGTAAGACTTTGTGGGCAAGATCTTTGGGAAAGCATGTCAACTGCGTCGGGTTACTTTCCGGAGATGTTCTGTTAAAGGCTGAAAGGGATGACGTCAAGTATGCTATCTTTGACGATATACGTGGGGGGATTAAGTTTTTTCCTAGTTTCAAGGAGTGGCTGGGGGGTCAGCCTGAAGTCACGGTTAAATGTCTTTACCGGGAGCCTAAACCCATTTTATGGGGTAAGCCAAGCATATGGCTTTCTAACACGGATCCAAGGGATGAGATGTCAAATTCTGACATTGAGTGGATGAACGCAAATTGTACTTTCATTGAGGTAACTACAGCTATCTTTCGTGCCAATACCACGTAGCAGTGGGAGTAAATGAAAGTTGGTCTGAAGCAGCATTACTGAGAGATGTGAAAATATCCATAACATAAATGTCTCCAACTCCAGGTCTTGAGGTTGTACTGAAAAAGGATGTTAACATCTGATTGCCAATCTCTTCGTCTCCATAAACTATGTTTTTTCTGACGGGGTGCCATCTACTGTAAGTTTTCATGACACCACTGGCATTGCCTGATTGTATGCGCGTGACGCGGTCGTGCATTGTTTTGATGCGGGTCGTGTCCATGGGTGCAGTCATAAGATCGGTCCAATCTTGGATGCCTAAACCTCCATCTCCTTGGCCTTTGAAAAGGTACTCTACGAGCGGGGTAATTGATGTTGAGGGGAGTGGGGACAGCGTACGAAAGTACGTATCTCGACCAGTCACATCTGTTGTGGTTGAATAGACCCTGGACCCTTCAAACTGCTCACCGAGTGGCAGGGGTCCCTTGTTGGTGAACACGACTCTTCTCCACCTCCACGGAGAACCGGAGTTGGTTAAGATCGAGATCTTCTCTTTGAGGCCTACTGCGTACGTGGTGGTCTCTTCGCGACCTGACGGTACTGTTGACCTATCATTTTCGAATATGGCGCGGAGTTCTCTCGCATTGGGGCACCA